ACATACACAGTTACAAATGCATTCATCACAGCCTTAACAGATGTAAATATAAACCCAGACCCAACAAATAAAATAGGAGTTTGGTCAGTAGAATCATTCGCTGGATATTTTACAATCACCACAGACATAGTAGAAACATCAAACATATCGTTTGATTGGAGTGGGGTAAGAAATTGAGAGGAAGAGTTAATCAAGGTGGGTCTGATATAAAAGCCTTTCAAGCAGCCTACGTTAACACAGAGTTGACATTAGTACCAACAGTTAAAGTAGGAGAATACGTTTATAGTAATGAACCAGTTGGGATTAATTACGTACTAGATACGTATACAAAGTTATTGCTTCATATGGATGGAGCTAATGATTCAACAGTGTTTACTGACTCATCAATAGTCCCAAAGACAGTAACAAGAGTGGGAACACCATTAATTAAAACGGCACAAAGTAAGTTTGGTGGAGCTTCAGCATATTTCCCAGGTGGTGGAGACAACTGTTTAACATTAGCAGACTCAGATGATTGGAACACTGGTGATGGTGATTTTACAGTAGACACGTGGATACAGTTAGTATCCGGTTTTAATTCTGGTGGTATGGAAATATGTAGTCACTTTGAATCAGGTACTAAATACTGGGGACTTGTACTATATTATGTTGATGGAAATGTTATAGATTTATTCTTTACAGCACTTAATACTACTGTATTAATTACAGTATTTAAAAGATTACAAATACCTATAAATCAATGGCACCATATAGCAATTGTTAGATATGGAAATATATATACACTTTATTTTAATGGTCAAGAACAGCATAGAGTAAACTATTCTGGTGCAATTCCAAATTATGCAGCTACACTAAGAATAGGAAAATTAAGTACAGATTACTTTAAAGGATATATAGATGAACTCCGTATATCCAAAGGAATAGCTCGTTGGACTTCAAATTTCACACCTCCAACAGCACCTTATACAACAACATTATCAGGTATAATAATCCCTTCCATAGAAACAAATCCTACACTTCAACAAATCACATCTACAGAGCAAGGACCATTAAAGACGTATGGAAGCACAGTCAAGAGATATTCCGGATTTGTTTCGAAAAGAGCAGTAGGCACATTATAAAGGAGAAAGTTTATGCAACAAGAATTACAAGCAGTCAAAACAATCATCTGTCCAGAGTGTGGAGCGACAATGGTGCCAGAAGGAGGTTGTGCATATTGTCCCGCCTGTGGATACAGTCCATGTAAGTAACACATAATAAAACTAAAGAGAAAAGAGGAATACACGATGGATAAAACTATAGAGAATGCACCTGCTTTATTAGAGTCATTGTACAAATATTTCCCTACAATTGGTAGCATAATCTTAATAGCATTAGTAGTTATAGCAATATCAAAGTGGGGAGTTCCTCCAATCAGTGAGTTTATACAGACTTTAAGAAAGCAAAAAAATGAGCATGATCTAGAAGTACGACGATTTGAAAAAGAATCACAAGATAGGCAAATAGACATTCAATTAAAAATATCGAACACACTGGAAAAAACAACGCTAGTGTTGGGTGATATTAAAACAGACACATCAATAACTCAATCAGCAATTAATGAATTAAAATCTTCAATGAATATATTACATGAAAACAATAGAGAGTATTTAGGACATAGAAAAGAGTTAGTAGAAGTCATATCTTGTTTAGAAGATTCAGTATCAACACTAGAAGGTAAAATAAATAACATGGGGCATACAATGTGTAGTCCACAGACACACAAGATGTTACAAGAGTTAATTGATCTAGTAAAAGATTTAAATAGGTTATTAACTATTAGAGATATATGCAAAGCATAATAAAAAATGGAGGAATACATATTATGGATTTAAGAAATATAGACCCTGCAATATTAACAGCTTTAGTGACAGTAATAGTAGCGGTATTGACAGGTTTATCTAGTATAGTAGGAACATTCTTTTTTAAGAAAATGGAAGAATTAAAAGATAAGATAGACGATGACAGACTTACAAAATATATAGACATAGCAAATGAAGCTGTTATAACTGCTGTAGGAGCAGTAGCACAGGTAATGGTAGATTCTTTAAAAGCAGCTGCTGTAGATGGAGTATTATCTAGTGATGAAGCAAAAGCGGCATTTGAAGAAGCAAAAGCAAGATCTTTAGCTATAATGGGTTTGAAGGGACAAAAAGCAGTTAAAGAGTTATACGGTGACTTTGATGCATGGTTAATAAACAAGATAGATTTTTATGTTGGAAAAAGAAAATCGGATAAGAATCAAAGCAAGTAGTTTGTCATGGGGCTGCTTGTTGTCATAGATTGATAGTCCTCCTGAATGACCTATGTGGGCAGTAGGTCGTAAACACCTAGTAGCAAATTAAATGCTGCTAGGTATTTTTCTACAGTTTTATAGTATTAGTATATAGTGTGATTAAGTTATGGAAAAGATGGAATTAAAAATATGGCATGTAAAAATTATGTATACAGTCACGCCTACAGTTATATTAAAAACGACTATACAGAGACAGTGCAAAGTTTATGGGCATAAAGTTTAGGTGGTTTTTAAAATAGTTTCAAAATTAATTTCAGATAGGTAAAAGTATTAAAGATTTTAACACTTTTGGTATTAAAAATATTTTATATAATAAAGTTGTTTTAATATAAAAAAAGTGTTGCAAAGTCGAAATTGTGGCGTTATAATAGAGATAGTAGAAAAAGAATATAAGTAAATTGTAATTATATAAAAAGGAGGTAACAATGAAAGACATATTCAAAATCACAACTCGTACAACAGAAAAAGAATTAGCTCTAATGTCATTGTGTAGAGAGCTACAAAACAAGTTAAATATATTAGAAATATATGCAAATGGAGAAGAGGACATACAAAACACAACAAAAAGATTACTAGACAAAAACGCAGAGTTAACAAAGCAAATAGAAACAGTAAGACAAGCAAATAGAGAATTAGCTAAAATGATAAACAAAGAAAAAAAAGAGAGACAGTCAAACTTAACACAAGCAGAAAAAGATCAAATAGCAGAGTTATACGCATACTTGACAATACCGGAACTAGCACGTGCATACAATTGCACAAATAACACAATAATAAATATATTAATGTCAAAGGATTTATATGTAAGATCTAATAAACCTGGAAGACCTAAAATTGAAGGGGGAAATTAACATGAATACTAATTTAAATGAAACACAGGCAATAAGCAACATGAAGCTAACATACTCTAAAAATATAGAGTACTTAAAGTCATTAGAGAGAACTAATATAACATTCACTAATTCAGACAAACAATTAGTAAATGGAATTATACTAAGTAATAGTAAAGGTTCCATACTAGCAGAACCAGAAACAGGATTAGTTAGATCATTTAAAAAAGTCAACAACAAATTAATATTATCAAATAAACATTTTGGATCAAACATCAAAAAGAATACATCTAGCCCTTATATATGGGTTAGTACTCCCTGGGGTTTCACACCTACAGCACATTCAATTATAGCTGTAGCAACTAGTAAATTTGATAATAAAAATCCCTTAATATTTGAAATAGGACATCTTAATTCCAACTGTAGAGATAATAGAGCAGATAATTTAGAAGTTATAACTCATGGAGTTAATATGGACGAAGTATCATTTAGAAAATTAGTAGATAAATATAAAATAGATCTACATAAACAAATACTAACTCATGATAAAATACAATGGTTATTAAATGAATCAGGTGGAGATGAGATAGTATTACAAGGGTTAATAACAGCAGCTTGGATGTGTGGTTGGTCTAACTATAATTATGATAGACAAATAAATAAATATGAAGAAGATACAGAAATAGAAGAGTGGGGATATGAAGATGAATATGACAGTAGTAAATCAAAAGCAAGTTTATTTACAGAGATAGATGGAATAAGATATCCTATATCAAGAATATCATATATGTAATTTCTTTCCCCCTTTAGTAACTGTATCACTCCTGCCAAGTCAGTGATACAGTTACATATTAAAAATAATTAAGGAGAGCAGTTATGATAAAAAAAATAAATAAAAAAAATAGCAATACAAATAATAATAAAACAATATGTCCAGATTGTGGTAGTCAAATGATACCCTCAGGTGGTTGTATGTATTGCAATCAATGTGGATACAGCCCATGCAAATAATACATAACATATACTATTCTATACTATTGAAAATAGCATATATAAAAAACAGATCAAAGTTAAAAGATAGACATGGAAATATATTTAATAAAAATACATATGTATCTAAAATAGACAATTACAGAATATAATTATTTCTTGTCCTGGGTGTATGGTGTAGTGAAATCCGCCATGCACCCTATAGTTAGAAAGGAGATAACATGTTAGAAAAATTAATAGCAATAGCGTTAGCAGCTATATTGGGTTTATCAACAGTCCCTACAATAGATGAGATAAATAATAACTTTGAACAAGTGATAGAACAAAATATAAGTACAGAAGATTTAGAAGCGGCACAACAATTAATACTAGAGTCAAACATAGAAGGTCCGGAGTTCATAGCAACACTACAAGCGTTATTACATACTAAAGAACAAGAACAACTTCAAGTAGAAGTAGATTCATTCTTTGGAGAAGGGTGGGTAGTAAGTGAAAATTAAAGCATACAAAACATACTCAACAATAGATAAATTATATATAGCATTTGTATTAAACATAATAGTATTAATAAGTTTAATAATTCACACAACATAAATAAGAAAGGATATTAAAATGAATCCAATAATAAAGCGCTTAATAGACTACAACATCAAGCAAGAGCAAAAAGCAGTAGAAGATTACGAAAGATTAATCAGAGAGATGTTAATGACAAACACTCCAAAAGAAAAAATACAAAAGGTAATGGAAATAAGAGATGAAGAGCAGACACACAAACAAGAGTTAGAAGCATTAATAGAGGAGGACTAACATGATAACAACAATAAATCTAACAGAAAAATTAAAAAATAAAATACAACAAAATTACAACCTACAAACTATAAATGTAAAGTGTGACGTATATAAAAAAGCAGATATAGTAAAATATACAAATGAAAACTTAGTAACATCAGAAGACAGTGCAACTGTAGCGGATTGGATTAATAAAATGGATCTAGTAGAAATATTAGATCAAAATGGATTCATAACATTGATGTGGGTACCTGTAGAGTTTAAAGGCATAGAAAATGAATACTACGAAGCATCAGTATACACAGACAAACTTTACGGTATTGGGTTAGATGACAACTTAATAAAACAAGCATGGCATAACTACATAAAAGACCATAACCTAAATAAACTATTAGATGATGTATTACAGGAGGACTAACATGGGGAGGAGAGATAATAGGAGATAGGTTTAATCCATTCGACACAGTAACAGTAAAAGAAATAAAAATATTAAATCCATTCAGTAAAATAACAGTCGAAGGAAAGGAAATAAGCATGGAAAAATCAGTTAAAGAGTTAGTAAACAAAGACACAGTAACCACACTCAACAGAGCCCAACGCAGGTCATTAAAAAAGAAAGCACAATCAGAACTCAAACACCTAAAAAAAGAAATGAAAGTACTACCTAAAAATATTAACGACTCATACACAAACTTCATAGAAGCTTGCAAAAAAGACGGAGTAGATCCTACACAAGTGTTTACTGATATACTAGCAGTAGATGAAGCACAAGATTTAGCAGCAAGAGATGCAATAAAACAAATAGAAAACCTACCAAATAATTAAAGAAAGGAGATGGGGCGGGACATATATCCCGCCCTTTGGTATACATATGATGTACATGGGAGGAAAGTCACGCCTTAAAAATCAAATATGCAGTATATTAAATAATTCAATTCAATATATAAACACAGATAATTATTATGAACCATTCATGGGTGGTTTTAATATACTAGAAGGAATAAACTGCAAAAATAAATATGCATCAGATATTAATAAATACCTTATAGCATTTATAGACTATATTAAAAATGGTGGATTAATTCCAGAAACACTAGACAAAGAAACTTGGTATGATATTAAATATAATAAGGATAAATATCCAGACTATTTAGTATTTATAGCTGGTTCAATATGTTCATTTAATGGTAGATGGTTTGAGGGATATGCAGCAGCTTTTAAAACTAAAGATGGGTCTATTAGAGATAAACTACAAAATGCTAGACAATCAATAAATTATCAAATAAATAAAATTAAAGATTGTCATATATCACTTAATTCATATTTAGATGTAAATATAAAACCACATAGTGTTATATATTGTGACCCACCATACATAAATACAGATACTTATAATAATGAAACATTTAATCATGCAAAGTTTTATGATTGGTGTATAGAGAAATCAAAGAATAACCTTATATATATCAGAGTTTACAATGCCGGAAAAGTTGTTTAAAGAAATATATAGCTGGGAATTAAATAATAATATGGCATCTTTACAACATAGTAAAAGCAATAAAGAAAAAAATAAACACATTGATAAACTATATGTTGTTAATAATGGCTGGCTAGTAGAAGATATATACAATAATGCACCTATAAATTTTTAAGGAGGTATGTATGCCAACTACATTAGATATTAAAAAATACAAACAACCTTATAAACGTCTTGGATTAAAGCTTGCGAGAATAAAGCAAGGATATACACAACAAGACATAGCAAATGCATTACATTGGTCCAGATCTAAAGTAGCAAATTTTGAGAATTGTTGTCAAGATACAAGTACAGTAGCAGCAACAGAGCTAATGGTATTATTACAAGTAAAAGATATGTGTTATATAACAGACATATGGAAGTTAGTTGGGAATGTATGTGAAAATGTTAGGACATCAAAAACAATAGAAGTAAAGGAGAGTGCATGGTATGATAGAGAAAGCTGACAGTTTATTATCAGACTATGGCCCTTTAGAGGAGTTAAATGTTAAGACAGCAATGCGTAAGATAGTAGAAGCATTAAAAAGAGGAGATACATATATAAGATTCAAGCCAAACGAATATAGTAAGTTATTGAATTCACTGCTTAAAGAACAAAACTACAAAATAAACATAAATTATGCTAGTGATAAAATAACATCATACGAAATAAGCCTTAGGGATTTAGCAGTGTTACCACCTAAAGTACAATTAATAAGAGGGTCATATACAGTCGATTAAGTTTCACTTTGCTTTTATTTATGTCATTATAAAACCTTGCAAAATAGAGTGAATTCCGGTATTATTATACCAGAGAGTTCACTTTATTTTTATTTTTACACACCCAAGAGGAGCATCATAAATGTGGGAGCAAACAAAGGTCCTAGGCAATTTGAACAAGAGATTGATATTAGTGAATGCGTAGAGTTCAATTATAACTCTACGCTTTATGATCGTTTAGAAAAGGAAGGTTGTTTACAAGACTTCCTAGAAACAATAAAAGCTTGTGTAGCAGATGGAATGACATTAAAGGAAATAGCAAAAGAGTTAACAATAAGCTTTGGATTCTTTACAAGTGGTAAGTCAAAGTCAGATGGCACACATACAGATGGTGCAATACATCCAGATACATTAACAAGAATGCGTGGTAGATATCCAGATATAAGAAAAGCGTTTACGTTTAAAGCAGAAACACAATTAAGTAAGCTTCGTAACAAACTTATACAAAATGCAATTGATAAGTCATCAATGTTTGATGAAGAGTCATTAAAAGTTTTAGAAAGATTAGATAGATCTGGGAGATATGTATATAGAGAACCTAAAGTTCAGCAAGTTATAAATAAACAAACAATAGAAAGTAATACTATAGTTTCCAGTGCAACTCAGGATACAATAAATAATATGATGGAATCTATAAAAGCATTGGCAGAACTAAAGTTAAAGACAGCGGAGGCTCAAATAGATGAGTCTACTGAGTGAAAAACAATTAACAACAATTGCGACATTTGGTACAAGCCCGGCACGATTAGGAGTAGGTCCTTATAGATGTGGTAAATCATATTCAGCAGCTATAGGATTTGGATTTAGATTAAAGAGAGCTCCAATAGCAAAGTATGGATATGCAATAGTATGCAGGACAATGTCACTAGTTAGAGACACAATAGTAAAGGAATTAGAGTCTTCATTTGGAACAGATGTACAATTTAAAAAGAATTCAAACCATGGTATAGTATTCGGACATGATGTATTCCTAGGAAGTTTAAATGATTCAGATTCAGTCAAAAGAATAATGGGTATGACATTCCGGGGAATATTACAAGACGAAGCGACATCAAGTACAGACGAACATATGATGGGTTTATTCTCTCGTATATCTGGTGAATCACCAGATGGAGTCTGGTATGAAGCATTAACAAATCCACAAGACCCAAAGCATCATGTAAAGCAAAAAATAGATAATGGATTCTTTAGAGATGTAGTACAATGGCGTGAAACAGATGCAGCATGGGTTGGAGCTAAAGATTACTATGCAGGATTAAAGATATCATATAGAAACAACCCAGCCTACTATGCAAGATATATATCAGGAGAGTGGGCAGCGGCAGAAGGTATAGTATATCCAGAGTTTGATAGAAGATATCATATTATATCAAAGCAAGAGTTAGTTGGAGCAAAATACATTTATTATAAGATGTCAATCGATTTTGGTATAAACCATCCAACAGTAATATGTTTAGCTGGAGTAATGTCGGGTGGAGAGCATATAATACTAAAAGCATTATACAGATCAAACACATTAATAACAAATCTAGTATCAATAGTAATTCATTTATACAGTCAATACCTAGGAAAAGTAAAGTTTATAGCAGTAGACCCTTCAGCAAAAGCGTTTATAGACTTACTACGTGCAGGTGGATTAACAAATGTAGTAGAAGCTAGTAATAGTGTTGAAGAGGGAATACTAAAAGTAAAAGATATGTTATCGCGAGATTTATTATTTATAGCAGAAGATTGTGATGATATAAACACATTAAATAGTGATTATGGTTTAGAGCAAGAGTTTTATACATATAGGTGGGATCCAAACAAACCAGACAAAGTAATAAAAGAAAAAGATGATGGCATGGATGCATTAAGATATTTAGTAAACTCTTAAGGAGATATAATGGGTGGAGCATCATATATAAACAGAACATATAGAAATGATGACGATTCCATGGGTAATGTAGAAATACAATCTGAGGATAATTTTAGTATACTTCCAGATGGTGTAGAGATTTGGGAAAAAGCAGTAGATGGTAGTATTATTTTCCCCTTTATACCTGGGTCTAAATTTCCTACAGATGCAATTCAACAAAGAGCAGATGAGTATAAAACAATAGATATGCTCTATAAAAACAAACTAGACGCAGTGTATGGTAATATAGTATCTATAAACGATATGATGCGTGATGCTGTAACAAACTTTCCTATATTGCGTCTAGTACCAAACCTTCCAGACTATAAGTTATTAACAGAAGCTTGGGTAGATTTAACAGCGGCAAAGCCGCCCCGCGTAGAGTCAGATGATTCTATAAAGCAAATGCAATTAAGTCAAGTTATAGGAGCATCTAACTTTGCAGAAGCATATAGATCAGTAGTTCGTGGTTCACAAATAATGTATGGAAACAAAACATTTAAAGTAGATAAATTATCTGGTGGTAGAGTTAAGATAGTAGACATGCCATTAAAATGTTGGGTACCATTTGTAAACAAAGAAGACACATCTACAATAGCTTGTAATGTGTTTTTCAATATATTTGTAGACAATAATCAGTGGTTTTGTGAGTTTGTATGTTATGAAGAGACAGGAGATATATACGGGCTTAAGTTTAAGTACAATAAGAGACGATTAATGTTAGAAGAGTTAGTAGAAGAGTTTAAGCATGAGCAAGCGTTTAATGGAAAAGGAATATCTCCTATAGTAGTATTTCATGGAGATCGTTTAAATAATGAGTTACTAGGTCAAAGTAGATATAAAGAGTGGGATTCTGCAATAGCATCTTGTATTCGTGCATATCAAACAATACTTATATTATTAGAACGTTGTAAAGAAATAATAAGAGTATTACCTTCGGGAGCAACAAAGACAGATGATTATACAGGTTTAACATATAGTCAGCAAACCGGTTCTATTGCATATGAACCAGGTGTAGATAAAAAAGCTCCAGAGATAAAGTTTGAAGTACCAGTAATTCCTATGGAGCAAGCGATACTTGCTTATGGTCAATGCTTGGAACGCTTATCAAGAGACACAGGATTACCGGGAACATTCCTTAATCTACAAGATATAAAGACAGGTACAAGTGGTGAAACAGTTAAGTCTTCTATGATTCGTTCAGAGATAAAAGCAAAGGGAATGAACACACTATTAAACTATTCTACAAAAGCATTGATACATAGAATAGCAATAGCATCAAATTTAGATATAGATATAGGCGAATTTGATATTAAGTCATTCAATGGGTTTGTTCAGAATGAAGATAGCAAATCAAAGATATTACAAGCTAGACTTGGTTCAAGTGGAAACATAGCCACTATGACTATTGCAGATGCAATAGCTGAATATGACGATGTTCCTATGTCAATTGCAAAGCAGCGTGAACAAGAGCTTAAAGGTATAAAAGTAGAACAAACTACAATAGATATACATAATTCAGAATCGGGAAAAGAAAGTGAAGTAACAAACGGTATATCATTCACACCTAAACCTGGTACAATTGAAAACAGTTCAAATGTAAATACAGAAGGCTTTAAACCTGTAGGAGCGTTCATTATGGGTTCTGAGAATATAGGAGATAACGTATGAAAGTAAATAAATACTTAAGCAAATCATTTAAAGTTATAGACAGTGATAGTATGTATGGTATTCCTTCAGATGAAGATTACCAGCTTATTAAGTCTTTAACGAATAGTGACATACCGAAGGAAGAGTTATTTGTATATCCTATAGTCTTATGTGATAATGATGTAGACAGGCAAAATGAGCAATTCAGTTTAAAAGCATTAAATACAATCAAGGATAAGTTCCTTGGTTGCACTGGCATACATGATCATGAAGCTATATCAAGCAATCAACATAGCAAAACTTACAAAACAGAAATAAAGATAGACGAATCTAAACAAGTAGAATCTGGTGAAAATTATACTTGTGTAGTTGGGTATCAATACACATTAAATAATGATAAAAATAAAGATCTTATATCTGATATTAAAGCTGGAATTAAAGATGGAGTATCAATTGGATTTAAAGCTATAGATACAGTATGTTCTATATGTGGACAGTCTTTATTATTTAAAGCTTGCAAACATAGAAAAGGCATAATGTATGATGGTATTAAGTGTATAGGCAAGATAGATGATGTAACAGAAGCGTATGAATGGTCATTTACACCAGTTCCAGCACAGCGTAAAGCTGGTTTAACTAAAGGATATAACATGGAGGGAGATAGTATGGACTTAAAAGATATCATAGCAAAAGCATGTAATAATCTAGATCAAGAAGAGACAGCAGTTCTTATGAAGTCAATTGTATCCGAAGATACATCAGGATTAAAAGAAGAGCTAGAAAAAACAAAGACAGCATTGAAGGCATTAGAGATAGCAAAAAAAGCATTAGATGAAGCAATTCAAAAAAGTGCTATGGAGAGTGCAATTGAGAAAGCTATGGAAGGTTTAGTACCAGCAAATGAAGTAGCAAAGGCATTAGCTTTAGATGTAGTTAGTAAGATGCTAGCAACAGATGAAGAAGGCAACATAAGTGGTATAGATGAAGCAAAAGCGAAGCTAGCTTCAGATTATAAATTCCTGTTTAACCATGCTGAACCCGATGGGGATGAAGCTCCTACAGAAGAAAAAGAAGAAGACGAAGAGCAAGTAGAAACAAAGTCATTTACACAAGATAAACCTAAACCTATGTTTTCGATGAATACTGGGGCAAAGGTAACGTCAACAAAGAAATATGTACCAGGAATTCAATATTAAAAATTAGGAGGTAATTATTTAAATGGCTAATGTAGCATATGGAACAGCAGTTATAGCAGCTACTAGAATGTTCATAGACACAATTGTAAAATACCCTTATTTAAAGTCTCGTTTTGCGGTGCTAGCTGCAAAAAATGACAATGTTAGTTATAGTGAATATGGCCTAGAAACGGCTGTTCGTGAAGTTACTGCTGGTAATGCAGCAGATCATGATGAAGCAAGTGGATTCCTAGGTGGTGGACTTAATGGTACATCTGATTGGACATTATTCACAGCACAGTTTGATCGTGAAAAGACTTTTGTAGTTGGATTCCTACAAGAAATGAACTCAATTCTTAGTGGTATGACTCCTACAATTGTGGCTTTGATTGATGCATTCTGGGATAAGTTTGGGGCAGAAATTGATGCTTGTGCAGCAACGACTATCTACAATAGTATTCCTAATGCAAACAAATTCACCACAAGTACTTATGCAGTTGATGCTGCAAATGCTCTTAAATCTATTTACACACTTGCTCGTAAATCATGGGCAGCTGGTGTAGGAGATATGAAAAAGTTTGCATTTGTAGATGATGTAACATTTAGTGCAATTGGTGAAAATTTAATCACTGACTATGGTAAAGCTAATGCAGGAATCATCAAAATCAATCCGATGGTTTCTCAAGATGTAGCAGACAGAGTTGGTGTAGAAGGTTTAGGAATTGATATTAATGTTCTTAAACTTAACAGTGATGTAAATATTATATGTGTACCTGCAAGTCGTATGTACACAAAGATTGTTATGCTTGATGGTCGTAGTACTGGTCAAGAAGCTGGTGGATATGCTCCTGCAACAGACGTTCCTGGATATGCTTTGATTAAAGTATTAATGGTTCCTGAAGCAGCTGCAGTTCTTTCAATTCGTCACATTGTATCTAAAATGACAGTTCCTAGTTCTGCATATGCTGATAAAGTAAATGCAAAACGTGGAGAAATTAATACTGATTATTTTGGTCAAGCAACGATTGAAGAAATTGGTGTAGATCAGATCGGTGACAGGTGGAAAGTAATGAACCGTGTAAAACATGGTGTTATTGCGTTTGACACTTGGATTCATACAGTATTTTCAATTACCAGTGTTCCAGTTGCATTAGATCCTGACCCTGTTGCAATGACAATTCTTGGTGGACTTTCAGTAGTTCCGGTTGCTGGTCAATCTATTACTGTTACTGTTACTGGTCTTGAATTAACAGATGGGTTAACAATAACTGGGTTTGATGGAGCAACTGCTCTTACTGATGATGGTACAGCTCTTACAACTGGTACAGAAACTAGTCAAACAGCTACAATTGTTATTCCTGAAAAC